CGATAACGATGGCGATAGTGATAGTGATGAATGGCAGCACTCGTAATTACAATATACATGGATTATTTATCGGGCGACGTATCGCGCGCGCGCGCCCAGTTGCGTTGTCTTCCTCCCATTATTTTTTCCATGTATACTAAGTAAAGTATATCGTCTCACGACGACGACGACGACGATGAACGATAATGCACCCGCGCCTACATTAACCGAACCAGGTGTTCGGTATTTCCTAAGTAAATCTCTCGAGCAATGTCATAAAGTGAAAGACTATTATCATACACAAAAGTTCAACTTCATCGTCAGTATCGCATTCTTTGTATGTTTAGGAATATTTCTCTATCTTCGCTACAAGGGCAAACCTACTCCGGAAGAAGTGGAGGCGAAGAAGCGTCAGCAACAAGAATACATTCTCTCGAAACTCAAAATGGTAAACGCCACGCATTATGCTCAAAGTAAAGGTATTCCGATGGATGCGCGAACACACCCCGCGGGGAATGGAATGGGAATGCTTACGAATCTTCCCGTGTGGAAAAGTCCCGATGAAGATTATTGGAAACGAGACTATGCATAACGTACGGGCCTGCGCCCTGCGGCGTTTGACCCGCAGATTTTGATTCTTACTATAGTATAACAGGTAGATAGACAATACAATACAATACAATTGTATATCTTATGCAAGAGTCCGTATATCAAGATTTACATGCTGCAATACAAGAACGTTCAAATACGCGGATGCAGTACGGCGGCGGCGGCGGCGGCAGTGCAGCCGCGTCTCGTATTGCCGAACAGAAAAAGGAGCAAGATACCCGCGATACCTTGAAAAAAGCAACACGTGTCCTCCTCGAAATGACGCGCAAACAAGAAGACGCACTTAAGAAACATTTATTGCGTTCGTCTGACCCCAATGAGTTCCGCGCAATGATTTACCCATATCAACTCATCCCCGAAGAAGACCGCGTAAAAATCAACGAAGCAATCCACGGATATTACTCCATGAAAGAGAAATACAATTCTGCGCTTGAAAAACGGCGCCAACGCCTGATAAATGACCCCGTTATCAACTGGAAATCACTTTCGGCGCAACAGAAAGCGAAGCGACTCGCAATGATTAAGCCGGCGTGTATTGTTTGTAAACAGGATGGCGGTTCTATTTTCACAGAAAATGACGGTAAACTCAAAGCGATATGCGGAAATATCTCTCAACCATGTGGGTTTCATATCGAAGTGAGCCGCGGAAAATACGCGAGTTTAGAGACATTGATGACCGAATCTCTCGACGAGGTCCGCGCAACCAAGGACGAGATTATCCGGATGAAGCTCGACCTCCTGTTCCGATTTATTAGCGAGGATGAACTTCTCGAAAAGTTCGATGCAGTGCAACATAAACTACAGGAACAACTGAAAATGTATACGGAGTTCCGGAGTTATTACCTGAGTGTAACCGATAATGATGATATCCGCCAAGATACGGAAACACACACCCGCGTTATTTCCGAGAAGGTCGCGCTTATTAAGGAATATATGACCGAGTTCCGCGAATCTGAATGGAAGAATCGGAGTATCATCGACGATATTCTCGTGCTTTATCAGCAGGATATTGAGCCGGCTTATTTGAAGTTACGAGAGACAAAGTACGTCTACTCTCAGGTCGAAACGACGGAGAACGCGGATGGGGCGCTTGTTCAGATGTATAATGACCGCGAGTTCAATCTCTCGCAAAAACGATACAGCTACAATGAACTTTATATGCCGGTGATTATGCCGAAGTGGATTGCGGATAATCGGGTGGTGAATAAACCGGTGGGACAGGTTGCACTGCCGGGAGGTGCGGCTGGAAGGGCCTTATTATCGCAGTAGTATATAATAATCAAATACACATCCCAACTATTGAATGTTTAACCTATTTCAGTTCATTTCGCTTCCGGTTTTCATTATAAGCCTTTCTATCGGCCTCTTCTATGTCTACATCTCGGTGCCGAACCCGAAGATTATCTACGTCTACCCCACACCCGACAACCTCCGCAATTTTCAATTTAAAGACCGCGCAGATAACTGCTTCTCTTTCAAAGCGAAGGAGGTCCCATGTGATAAGGCGAAAGGCGCAGTGAAGAAGATTCCGGTTCAGTAAAGATATCATAATATAAGTAAAAAATATTCATATAGGAATACAATTCAAATCATAAGTACATAATATAAATACAACAATAATAATAACATAAATAATAACATAAATAAATGAGCACAGAAATAAGTGTATCAAATTCGACCCAAACGAATTGTAATGACCTATTACAAATTATGAAAAAATACGGACAAGACTGTCGAATTATTGAGACAGTATCTATTGTCGAAAATAAAATTTAAAACGGCTGTGCTGTAACAATGGATACATTTAAAGATAAAAATCGTCTAATAAATCTTTGGAAGATTATGAAAAAAAATGGAAATTATAATTGCGCGTATATAAAAATAGATAACGGATTTTCTGGATGTATAAATGATTATATAAATTCATAATTTGACCATGATATATAATAGTATTTTGAAATTATATATCATTATATTAGTAGAGAACAATACGATGGGGTTTCAACGTCTTCTTCATACAGAAACAGGACGCATTATTATATCGATAGTACTTGGACTCGGAATCGCGTCGCTTTTTCGAAAGGTGTGTAAGGACCGGTCATGTATTGCATTTCGCGCCCCGCCACTGAAAGATTTAGAGAATGACACGTATAAGTTGGACGACAAGTGTTATCAGTATAAGACAAACGCGGTGAAATGCGACCCAAGCAAGAAGGAAGTGAAAATGAATTAAAATTGAACATTATATACTTCGTTATTGTAGATTATACATACATACATTGTACAATAACGACGCCGCGCCATGGAACTAGCTACCGAACCCGATGTGTATTCCCCCAGTATTGACGACCAGGGCAACTATGTCGATAAAATACCGTCATTCAATACAAATGCACTCGCAAATGGCATTCGATGCCCGTGTGGAACACGAAAAGACAAGGTATACATTTCAGCCCCATTATTTGCCGCACATTGTAAAACCAAAACTCATGAAAAATGGGTCCAAGACCTCAATACAAACAAATCGAACTTCTTCACGGAGAATCAAAAACTCCGGGATATTGTCCACGCCCAAAAAATAATGATTGGAAAGATGGAGTTGGAACTCTCTAGCAAGAATATGACGATTGCATACTTGACGCAAGAAGTGACGAAGATGATGGGGGGAGGGCCGACCGCCAATGACATGTTGATGTTTTAGTACACGGGCCGGGCATGCGCACGCGCACAACACTGCTGCGTAAAAACATCCGTCTCTTCAATATAAGAATATGTATATCTGCGTCCGTATCGTCTGTATCGTCCGTATCGTCCGTATCCTTTAGCAATGAGTGACACAACAAGTATCGACGACCTTCCATTAAGTAGTCAAACACCTGGAAATAGCCACCATCCACAGTACCAACACAGTGGAGGCGGCAGCGGTGGCGGCGCGCCTCTTATTTATTCACCGAATGTCGGCGGCGGCGGCATTGAACCGATGATGTCCCATGGACCGACGCAAATCCCCGGAAATGTAATGAATGAAGTGATGCAGGGAGTTCAACGCGCTAGTGCCAACGGAATGACAATGATACCGACGAGAGATATTCCGATGAACCCGAACTCATTTACACACGACGACCAGGCGCGACCGAATTATGTCCCAGACCCAAGGTCAGTTCATTTTCAAGACGGCGGCGGTAGTCACGATTATATAAAAGACCATACATCGATGGAAAGCATCGTCCGCGCGAATGCACGACAATCCAATCAACTCGACACGATTGAAGCCATCTATTATGATATTCAGATGCCGATTCTTGTTGGCGTGATGTACTTTATATTCCAGATGCCGGTGTTTCGTGCACAACTGCTCCACTTTCTGCCTTCATTATTCGGCGAAGATGGCAATTTCAAAATGATAGGATTAACCGCGACAAGCGCAATGTTTGCGTTGGTCTTTTTTATCATTATGAAACTATTGAATAAATTGGGCGAGGGAACGAGATGAATGAATGGATAATGCATTCATTCCTTCGTGGTTTTACGTTTGCGTGTCTTCTTCGCGCCCTTGGCGCTCTTCGCACCCTTCGCCCCCTTCGCGTGTTCATACGGAATATACCGAAGAAACCACTCCTCAAACTCGCGCGAATTGCGCTTCCCCTTCAATTCCTCGTATTTTTTCGTCTTTTCAAACCGCATCGACTCTAATGTCGGTTGTTCACCGTAACAATTGATACTGAACCGCTTCAATAAGCCCGTCTGTTTCAACCGATTATGTCGTTGTACATCAAAGAGAAACTGGGACATACAGAGAATACGGTTGGTGTCATAATACACGCGGTCAGCGTAAATGAACGCCAGATAGAAACTCAACATTGTATCAATTGTCGCAATACGAATATTGTCGCCGCCGCCGCCGCTGCCTCCGTCGCCATGTATTCGTATTGTATTGTAACTATGACACGCGAGAGGCTTGTATAAGAATGCGATGACTTCATCACCGATACGAATATCATAATGCTCGGAAATGACTTCCCCCACACCAGCATGTTTCGTAAATTTAACACCCGTGTATTTATGCGCGGTGAGTTCATGGATAACTGCTTCACATAAATGGCGAGGGTCTTCTGAGAGAACGTCGAAATCGGGGATTTTTTGAATAATACGGCGTTGGTGTTTTGGCATGTATCTAGAATACAAGATATTTGCATACCCACCGAAAAACACAGCCTTGTTCTTGATGAATACCCTGCGAACAATATTATACACATCTGTCTCGGCCAGTTCTTTCTCTCGGTGACTAGAATACGAGAGATTGGATTTACTCATTTCATAGACGGGGCTTCGGCTGCGGCTGCGGCTTCGGCTCTTGGTCGCTGTCGCGGTTTTGCTCGGGCTCGGGCTCCTGCTCGCACTCGCGCTCTTGCTCGCGCTCTTGCTCGCGCTCCTGCTCGCACTCGCGCTCTTGCTCGCGCTCTTGCTCGCGCTCTTGCTCGCACTTCTGCTCGCACTTCTGCTCGCACTTCTGCTCGCATCCGGGTCCAAATCCGTGCGTTTCATGGAATACAGAACAAACTCGTCATCCTTCCCCAAAAATCTCTCGTATATAGCAACCAAACGATACCGCCGAGTCAATTTGTCTTCTTCCAATTTATATGTAAACTCCCCGTGTTTCTCTTCATGTGACGGAACACTGTTATACAAATGTTTCATGTACGCACCTAAATGGTGATACTTTCGGATGACATTCTTAATCGCATCACGCTTTAAGGCTTTCACGCTGCCACTGCCACCACCGCCACCGCCGCCGCGTTTCACAGAGCGACTGGCTGTCGCAGTCTTTGACCGAGACTTCGACCGGGACCGCGAACGCGTCCGCGAAGCACTAATCTCACCAGTATTTTTCGAGGTCGCGCCTTCAAACCCACGCTGGTATTCTATTTTGTCACAATCATAGCCTTTCAACGGGTAATGTGTATTCAACAACGTCAAACGTTTCTGGACCTTTTCCCAACGCGACACGTCGCCATCCGGACGCGAGAGTTCAAGATACATTGCCATACGAAGAAAGTCGGGAGGAGCATAGCGTATTCCTTGTTTAATAATCGCATCTCGAGAGATTGCTTTGAATAATGCCGGCTCCATCTGCGTAATATCTGCAATCCCCGTAAAGTTCACAAACACTTTGTATGTCCCGTGATGAACTCCGGATTTGGCCTCCACGTCTTCGTACCCAGCCTTATAATAAATATCTGCGAGCTCTTTCGCGCAATCCAATGCATTATCCGAGTAAAAATCATAGTCGGGAAGCTCGATATCCTTATTGTAAAACTGTGCATCTTCTGGGAGGATATTATTGATGGCAGTTCCACCATAACAAACAAGCTTCTTGTCTGCAATGAACTTCTCCACGATGGATATCACCTTTTGAATCTTGGGATCTTGGATGATTTTCTCGCCCTTTTGTTTTTCGACTAAATCAACGGTTTCGCGCAAGATTTCGAGCTCCTTTTCTTCAAATGTGGCGCTGTCATCTCCACCATGCCCGTGTTTATTTTTACGCGACATACAGTGATGTTTATTATATGATTAGATTATTATATGATTCGATTATTATATGATTCGATTATTATATGATTCGATTATTATATCCAAGAAGATAATAATCGAATGCACCCCGAATCCCACCCGTATATATAGGACGACCATATTGATTAATAATAATTAGTGGAACCGCACCCCCCGTACATATAGGACGACCATATTGATTAATAATAATTTGCGGAACGAGTGGAGCAACGAGTGCAATGAGTGGAGCAACGAGTGGAACCGCACCCCCCGGGTGTGGTGCAACGAGTGGTGCAACGAGTGCAGCAAATTATATGGTAATCTTGACACCACCTGCCGCCTCCGCCGGTCGAGATTCCATCGAGGATTTCGGATTGGGCGGTGCAGGAGGAGCAATCGTAACCGGGACATAGCGCAAGTCTTCCGGTTTCAATACAAACGCATACCCAACGGATGAGAATTTATCCTCATACGCTTTAAGTTTCTCATCTCGCGCTTCCTCCTGAAAACACATCGCCACGATTTGGCATCCCCATGTGAAAGGGCCGTTATGACCTTGATTGATAGGCCGCCCCGCTTTCTCCGGAAGTACCAGACACATATTCTTCTTGTTTGAATCTTTAAATACCGCGGGGTCGCCCACATTTTTCACGCCAAAATAGTTATACTTTGATAAAAAGAGGGATTTTGAACTCATATTTACCAATTCAAACAGTTTTGTTTTGCGGTAGATAGGGTTGGTTCCATCCACGATTAAAATTATCTTGCCCTTGAAATCGAGAAGGTCTTCATTGCCTAAATCTTTGGTCTGGTATTCGCGTCCATATTTTGGACCGAGCAAATATCGTGCAACCGACTTACTTTGCGATATGATTTTTGCGAGATTGTCGTACATTGTAATATTCTGGGACATCATTCGCATATGAATAATAAAAGGGTCGCCTGGATTGGGGCATTTGGAGCCAGAGAATACATAACTCCCTAAGACTTCGAATGCTTCGGCAACTGGAATATGATTATACGTTTCCTTGTAATTGTATGAATTTACGGATGATGACGCGATGACGGGTTCATTTTCAACTGAGAACACTTCAAAATCGACGAACCGACATCCTCTTGCAATGACGTAAAGAAATGCTTCCATACTCACCGTCGTATTCTTGAATTTATCGGGGTTGAATGCATTATGTGCGGCTTTGATATAGTAGTCACGTAACTTGAACTTCGACTGATTATCGTTGGGGTTGATAGATGTGATGGTTTTATCGATGAACTCCTTTGTGTCGGCGTCGGCGTTTTCCATGCCTTCTTTTACGGGAGCAGGTGGCGCAGGTGGCGCAGGTGGCGCAGGGGGCGCAGGTGGCGCAGGTGGCGCAGGTGGCGCAGGTGGCGCATTATCTAACACAGTAGCCGCCTTTTTACGCTGATGAACTGTCATATCATTTTCGGTAGTATCCACCGTAAAATTTTCCGTAGACAATGGCTCGATTTTCGATTTCGACATCACCGTATTAAGAATATCCATAGTGTCTTTATTGAGTCCGGGTAAAATCCCGCCGATGCCGCCACCGCCGCCACCGCCTCGAGTCTGAGCGGTCCCCACCCCCGTCGAAGCGGATACCGCCAACCCTTCGCGTACCAGCATATGCTTTTCATACGACCGCGACTTAATCATATTCGATATATTCCATATTGCAAACCCAAGAATAATGACACCTACAAATATAACCTCTACCTGATTTGCTTTCATGTACGGATTTCTAATTATATACAGTATATATAATTATCTATACGGTATATTTTTATATAAAGTTATTACAAGTAGTAATAATAATCCACACTAAGAATACTAAAATACTAAATGACGGGTGGTTTATTGAATCTTATTGCAACCGGCAATCAAAATGTTATTCTAAACGGTAATCCAAAGAAATCCTTTTTCAAAAGCACCTACCTTAAATATACGAATTTCGGTCTTCAAAAGTTTAGAATTGATTTCGATGGTCAGAAGAAATTGCGAATGACAGAGGAGTCCAAGTTCACATTTTATATGCCACGGTATGCTGAACTACTTATGGATACTTATATTTGCGTGACACTCCCGTCCATATGGAGTCCGATTCATCCGCCAGCGCACGTCGACGACATGTGGGCGCCGTACGAGTTTCGCTGGATTGAAAACCTCGGAACCCAAATGGTGAAGGAAATCGTCATTTCAGTCGGCGGTATGACACTTCAAAAGTTCACCGGCAATAATTTAATGGCGATTCTAGAACGCGACCTCGACGCAACCAAGCGCGAACTTTACAACCAAATGACCGGCCACGTCCCCGAATTATACAATCCAGGCTGTTCTGGTGCGCGGTTGAATCAGTATCCGAACGCATATCGCACGAATAATGTGGCCGGCGCAGAACCCTCCATTCGTGGTAGAAAAATATACATACCCATCAATTCGTGGTTCACGCTCTCTTCTAAAATGGCGTTTCCGCTTGTGTGTCTCCAGTATAACCAACTGCAAATCGATGTCACACTTCGCCCAGTGAAAGAGCTATTCACCATTCGCGATGTAGGTGACCCCGCGAATTATTGGCCGGTTGTCCAACCCGATTTTACGAATCCCCTTCACCAAATGTGGCGATTTTTATACCCGCCACCCAGTATCGATTTGTCGCTGAACTCATATCCCAGTATTCGCACCGACTGGAATGCGGATGTCCACTTGATGGCGACGTACTGTTTTCTCTCGGATGATGAATCCAAAGTCTTTGCCGCGAACCAGCAGAAATACCTGATTAAGTCGTATTATGATTGGGTCTTCAACGATGTCACGGGGAATAAGAAAATCAAAATAGAGAATTCGATGGGGATGGTGGCATCATGGACGATGTTTTTCCAGCGAAGCGACGTGAATCTCCGAAACGAGTGGAGCAACTACACGAACTGGCCGTACAATTATCTCCCTTATGACATTATACCCGCACCGATAGACGACCGATGGAAACCAGCGTTGTTTAGTGAGATTGTGACTACATCCAGCGACATCCAGACAACTGCATGGAGAGAGCGACCCGATTTTCAGTTCGACCACTACTACTATGACAAAAATGGACCGGAGAATGGAATCGGCCCAGGTATCAACCCAAAAGACAAACGCCTCACTGGGCTTCATATCACGGGCGATTTCCAGTCCGAGAATGAACGCGACATTTTACAGATGTTGGGGATTTCTTTGAATGGGAAGTATCGAGAGAATCTGCTGGATGCGGGTATCTATAACTACGTGGAGAAATATACGCGCACCCGCGGGAGTGCAAAACCGGGGATATACTGTTACAATTTCTGCCTGAACTCGGACCCTTATGACTTACAACCTAGCGGCGCGATTAATATGAGTAAGTTCAACCAGATAGAGCTGGAACTGACGACGATATACCCGCCACTGGATAGCGCGGCCGAAGTGAAGGTGATTTGTAATCCGAACACGCGAGAGATTATCGGTCTCAATAAACCAAACGTGAATATCTATCTGTACAATTATGATTTCCACATTCTGGAAGAACGGTATAATGTGCTTACGTTTATCTCGGGAAATTGTGGGTTGATGTATGCGCGTTAATAATTCGTGTGATAATATTCTCTCCTATATATAACTTGAATATCTCGCTTATAATGGCTGACGATGACGAAGAAAACACCAATGACGCCGGAGAAGAAGAGGAAGAGGAAGAACAGAATGACGAAGAAGATGAGGGTGAGGAAAAAGAAGGTACTTTTAGCAAAGTTGGCGGAATGTTTGGTGGGGACGACGAGGGCGATGACGAGGGCGAGGACGAGGACGAGGGCAAACGTACAAAACAAAAAGCATCCCCGAAATCATTATTCGATATTGCGGCGTTGAAAGAGTTCGGGTTGAGTGTTCTTACTCTATTTATAGAGACTATCATTATTTCGGTGGTTTGTGTGAATATTCTCTTTTTCTGTACACCTGAAAGTATACGAAATAATAATCTTCATCTCGAAGAACTCTTTCCAACTGACCGAGCAAAATGGCCGTATTGTTATACAAATGAATATACCTCATGCGAGGCAGACTGTGATGATAAATTCGGTGGAATTGCGGATGACCCCAAAATTGAAACACCTAAGAAAATATATCTGAAGATAGCCATCCTTCTGGATACATACGTCTTTAAATGGTTCTGTCTGTCAAAAGAGGATGTAGATATGGTAAAGGATAGTGTAGACGAAGGTGTAACTCAGGTCAATCTACTGAACTGGGAATTTATTAAGGCGCGATTTAAGCAATGGGTCAATAACTCATTCATATTTTCATTCTCATCTGACCGAGCAATGTTACTGACAATATTCGAAAATATAACCAAAATTATGCAAGGTATACCGAAAGAGTTATACACTGCAGTGTCTCCATTACTCATTATATTAATACCATTTGTGGTTATCTTGTTGGGTGCATTTATTTTGTTTGGTGGTCCATTTTTTACTACTGTAATTGGAATGATTTTGAACCCTACCGAAAATAGGAAGGAGTTCATTGGCGGTTCATTATGGTCGATATTTACGGCATTTGGGTTTGGATTCATACCGATGGTTTCATTTTTTGTCCAACTTTTTCAATTTATCGGAACAATCTTTGTTTACCCGCTTCTTCATTGGGACCAGTATCGCGAACTGTATTCGAAATATGTTCCCATTATATTCTTCTTCTTTAATCTGACACTGATGTTTTATGCATTTGAGTACCTTGACTTGAATGTGGCCGCAATTGTTATTTTGATGTTGCTGGTATTGTACCTGTATCATTACTGGCAAGGAATCATGGATTTCTTTAATGCAATCAAAAACTGGAGTGGTTGAATGCCGCCGGCGCGAATACCGTTGTGCGAAAGAACATAAACAATTTGTCGTATAAAGTAATATATTGTTATACGACAAGCAACACACACACACACACACACACGACACTAGAATGGGACATAAAAAAAGTGGCAGCGGCAGCGGCGGCGGCGGCAGCAGCAGTACAGCGCGTTCAATCATCGGCGCGCCTGAAAAATCAACGCCCGAGTATTTCAAATCATACCCCTTTGTGAGTGTATGTACCCCGACGTTTAATCGACGCCCCTTTATTCCGGCAATGATTTCGTGTTTTAACAACCAGGATTATCCCCAAGACCGGATGGAGTGGATTATTATCGACGATGGAACTGACCCTATCGAAGACATGGTCGCATCACATCCTCGTGTGAAATACTTTAAATATGATACGAAAATGCCGCTTGGAAAGAAACGTAACCTGCTTCATGAGAAGTCGCGCGGTGAGATTCTAGTCTACATGGACGATGACGACTATTATCCGCCACAACGCGTCTCTCATGCGGTGCATATGCTCATGACACACCCAGATGCACTTTGCGCTGGTTCAAGCGAAATATACATTTATTTTAAACATATCGGGCAAATGAAGCGGTTTGGTCCATATGGTCCGAATCATGCAACCGCGGGGACATTCGCATTTAAACGTAAACTGTTGAAACAACACCGGTACAATGATGAAGCATGTTTGGCGGAAGAACGCGCATTTCTGAAAGACTATACGGTTCCGTTTGTCCAATTAGACCCGATGAAGGTGATTTTGGTCTTTTCACATGAGCATAATACATTCGATAAACGTAAACTGCTAGTCAATGCGAACCCGGATGTGGTGCATGATTCGCCAAAGAAGGTGATGGATTTCATAAAAGACCACGCACTTCGCCGGTTTTATATGGTTGAACTTGAGAAACAGTTGGAGAATTATGCGCCAGGACGCCCCGAAATGAAACCGGATGTCATTGAACAAACACGTAAACTGGAAATGGAACGTGCGAAAATGGCGGAAGACGCGGCTGCAGCGGCGGCGGGGGCGGGGGCGGGGGCGGGAGGCCAAATCTTATTACAGCAACCAGGTCAACCTCCCGTTGCATTGAATAACCAACAAGTGGTCGAGATTATTCAGAAACTACAAGTGGATGTTGACGAGCGTAATAAAGTGATAGACCAGTTACGGGAAGAATATCGATTGCTTCAATCCAAGTATGAACTGTTGGCTCAAAATGAACGCCGGGGGCAATCGCCGATGCAGCAGCCCAAGAATGAACCGGATAAGGAAGTCATATACATGTGAAGGAGTGCGATACAAGGATGATATGATGTATAATAATAAGTATACATCAAATGCAATGGAATGGAATGGAATGGAATGGAATCATGGAATCATGGAATCATGGAATTAGACCTTCACAACCTCCACGGACTTTATAAGTAATGCAAGAAAACTGCTCTTTGACTCGTGAATAACGAATTCACGCGTCTTGTTATAGTCCTGGAATTTCTCTGTAAGAACATTCTCAATCTCGCCAACTGGAAGGTCGTCCTCTTTTGTTTTATACTTGCTAGACGCCGCGCGGTGACTGTCTTCATCTTCGTCGTCGTCGTCATTGTCGTGACGGTGACTGTGACGGCTTCGTCCACCACCACTCTTCGATTTTGATTTCGATGACGACGACACGACCGGTTTATCAGGCTCAAGGTATTCCCACTCACCCACTGCCTCTAAGGTTTGATTGTTTGGCATGAATACAATCGAGTCGGAATTGAATACAATCGCCGACCCGGGTGCATGGTCGTATTTATCAAGTTCAATCTCGGTGATTAAATCAAACTCATCCAAAAACTGGGTCTTACGAATATAACTACGAATATATCCAATAATCTCGGGTGTCAATTTCACCGTGTATGTCTTTTCGCCGTCGCTGTCACTTCCGCTCTCAGAGTCGCTTCCGCTTCCGCTCTCAGAGTCGCTTCCACTGTCGCTTCCGCTTTTGTCGCTGCCGTGGTGGTCGTCGTCGTCGCGGTCCTTGCGGTGCTTACTGCCGCCGCCAGTAGCCTTCGCCTTCGCCTTCGGGGATGACGTATTTATAGAAATACATTCGACCTCCGTATTCAATATCAATCTGTATTTCGAATCCAGCGAAATAGATGCGCCCATGACAACTATTTCTAAATGAATGAATAAAATGTTTCTAAATATCCGTTATATCTTTTTGGGTTTATTCAAACGCGTCCGCCCGTCCGCGCCCGCGCCCGCGCCCGCGCCCGCCTGCCCCCAACACACAGGCTATCCACCATTATTGTCATTTGTTTCTGTGTCATAATCGACCATGACACCCCCACTCCCACCCCCACCCCCCGGGTCCATTTTTTCCATATATTTGTCTAAATATCGATAGATACGATTCACATCCAATTTGGTAATCTCATACATTTCCAATATACGCGGTATTTCATCCTCAGTATACTGTTTTTTCAGTGTCAAGAAAAAAGAGAAGAGGTCTTTCTGGTCCATGGAGAGTTGCATACACAAACTCTGTATGAATAGTTGGTTATTGTACTCGGTGCTGTATTTCGTAAGCACTTTGGTAAACCTGACTTCGGTGGGATGAAACCGCGGTTTTTTAGGGAACGATTTATGATACAGGTAATGATTGTAGAAGGTCTTAATCAGCGACGAAAGTTCATTGAACAGCCATATCTGGTTCTGGAATGTAATACGGTCAAAGTAGTCCGCCTGGCATATATTGTCAAGGATGAGCTTATAAAATGGAGCGGATACTTCAATCGGCATCTTTTCCAATACATCAATCACGTTTTCATGCCATAGTAATCCAATCGTAGTTCGGTCTGTCTCATTGATGAGCACATTGTGTTCTGATATGGAATATTCTGTATTCAACAGTTTTTCGGTGATTTTCTTGATATCTTCATTATATGTTTTCGGTTGAAAAATGGCGTGAAGTATGTTATTCGCGAGGATTGTATTGGATTTTTTACTCATCTCGGCGACGGCACCAAGTTTGCGCAGGTTGCCTTGGACAAACGCGACGATATTCTTTCGCATTCCTGCATCCATACTTCCCCCGCCCATCGTGATATCGATGATTTGCGTCATTTGAAGCGGTGTCGGTGTTTTCAACTCATATACATAACACACCTTCATCAGTTCTTTGATTTTCTTGTCGATGTGGTAATTTCCAATACAAATGATGGGGTTCATCGTGATTTCTTCCTGTTTCTGTTTCTTTGTTTTTTTAGGCCGAATCAACTTGATGAGGGAGGTGATTCCGCCCTTGTCTCCATTATTCATTCCATCCAATTCATCCATCACGACGACAATTTTCTGGATTTTACGATGGAATATTGACATGATATTCTTGTCGGATATGTTGTGTTGCGTAATTGAGTCGATGATGGACTTGTTGCGTATATCACCGGCATCATATTTCACAATGTCATAGTTCAGTTCTTTCAATAATCGGATGACAAACTCCGTTTTTCCGGAACCTGGCGCGCCATAGATGTATATTCCGCGCTTGAATGTAAGGTCGCTTTTGTTCTTTTGAAATGACGCCAAAAAG